TACCTAGGGCTAAAGGCCCAGCGTTACCAATTGACATTTCACCGTCAATAGAGGTTATACAGCCAGCTAATAAAATTGTGTTTACTTCTGGAACACTCATTTGAGTATTTTCCATAAGTTTCTTTTGGACAAGTCCTGTTGGAAGACTTAATGCAACTGGTCCAAGCTTTGTATCAACAACCCAGTGGCGGTCTTTAACCTTGTCCTTAAGCTTAATAAAAGGAACATCGTTTAAAAGGTGCACATCGGCCTGCTGTTCAACGTTGCAGCTTGGGCAACGAAGCTTTAAGTCTAGAGACTCACCAAAAGTGACTCTACGAATACCCAAAAGAATTGCATCTCTGTCACCTGATAGTAAAAGATCGATGTCATCCTTTGTAGCTTCTTTGTCACCCAGCTTTACCAATCCGCGTTCTAAAAGAACGTGGAGTGATTTAGCTGTAGAGCCAGCTTTTGCAATAGCTTCTTCATCAGCTCCGGTTAGTTCTCTAACCTCAGCTGTTGTAATTAATTTGCCGTCAAAGTTTAAATAACCTCCAGGCAAATCTACTTCTGAGGCAGAAGGGGCCCGAGTTTCAACAATCTTCTCGGGCTCCTCCATAGCCTTTTTAGCGTACTGTGATACGAGTTCTGCATCTGTAATAATTTCAGCCACTTTTTATATTCCTTTGTTTGAGGTTACGCTAGTGTAGAACGATTTACTGGTGTGAAATTGTCATCAGTAAAGAATACTGAAAGACCTTCGTGGACAAGAGCCATTGATTCATAAAGAATAGCTCCGTCATTTGCATTTAGATCTGTGTAGTTAAGTTGGGTAATCCATGCGTTACGAATATCAAAGCCCATCTTTGGGGTATTGTTATTTGTAGCACCTGCGTTTGGATGATCCATTACATAGACCTTAACGTTAACGCGGAAGCTCTTTCCTGCTACTGAAAGTCCATCTCCAGCAACAGAAGCAAACAATCCACGCATCCAAGCTTGAGCTTGGTCATTGCCGTATAGCACTCCGCGTTGGAATGTAATTGGGCTAAATGTGGTCATACCAGGTACCTGGTGTACGGTGGTGTTATATCCACCTTCACGGTACTGGATTGACTGGGTAGTGATGTTTAAACCACTGATTGAACTAAATCCACCTACCCAACCGGTTGATTGACCGGATGCGGTAGTAGCGCTTGAGCTTGTTTGGATCTTAGTTGTAAATGTATCTTCTGTACCCACCTTGTTGAATTCAGCATAAAACCGAAAGCTACGTAATGGATCAGTCGCTAATGTCGAGAAGCGATTAATAATACTGCTTGTCATTATTTATTTTCTCCTTTACGCCACAGTAACGGTGGTTCCACCGTCAAACTGACCGATCTTGATGACAATGAATTCCGCTGGGCGTTGTATAGCAACACCAACTGCAATGTTAAGTTCACCATTGTCAATTGATACCTGCGGATTGTTTCCTGCGTCAGCTTGGACGAAGAATGCCTGTTGAGGAGTTGCCCCAGCCAGACCGCCCTGTGACCAGAAACTTGTTAAGAAGCTGCTAATTGTTGAGTTCAAACGACGACGAGTTTCAGCGTTGTTTGGCTCAAACACAGCAAATTGAGTAAGGTCTGTTAAGGCCTTCTTCAAGTAGATAAGTGTGCGACGTGTAGGAACATACTTATCAAGATTTCCTGCTTTGAGTGTACGAGATCCCATGACGCAGATACCGGTTCCTGGAATAAACTTAATTGCGTTTACCGGAGCAGCGGTTGAGTTCATCAAATCAAGTTCAGCATTAGTCAAAGCTGTAATTGCTACAGCTCCAGCAACTCTTGCTTGAAGTCCCGCAGGTGCTTTAAACACTCCACGAGCTGCATCAGTTGCAGAAAATAGACCAGCAACAGCTCCACCAGCACCAATTGTACGGGTTGCTGTTGAAGAACCATTTACACCTACAGTTGGGTCTGCAATTACAATACGTGGGTAGTACACAGCTGCTGCTGCGCTTGGGGTGTAGGTTGAAGCTAGATTTAGCTGTGTGCTAGATGTAGCTGCGTTTCCTACTGGTAGATCTGAACCATCAATAACTACAAAAACGTCTCCGCGAGCTTCTGCGTATGAGATTGCTGCGTTAACAGTAGTGGCATCAACACGACCAGCCACGTTAAGTGTTAGTGATTGAGTGATTACATCAAAAGCACTGTAAGAAGTAATACTTGCAATAGAACCACCGTTTGCACCGGTAGCAAGAGACAAGTTAGTGCCTGTGGCTGGGTTACGAACGCCACCGGTTGCAGTTGATCCTTGATCTAATGCAAACACATAGTTAGATGTGCTGTTGATAACAGATAGAGCATAACGTGCGTTTGATGAAGTCATTGACAAGTCTGTAAATGTCTCAACAATATCAGCGTCTGTGTTTCCACCTTGGTAAAGAGTAACGTTAAACAAATTAGCTGTAGTTGAATCTGTAATAGTAACGTTTAAGTTATTACCCCATGCTCCAGCATTTACAGCCTGAAGACGAAGGGTTGGTGCAGGTGTTCCCTGGCGGTCGTTAAGTGTTCTAAATGCTGATACTGCACCAGCACCTACTGCACGAGCAACGTACGCACGGCTTCCACCATTTTGGAAGTACATGTAAACAGCAAGAGGCAATTCATTTCCAGCTGCTGTATTCCAAGTACCAAAGTACTTTGTGTATTCGCTCCAAGAGTTAACAAGAACTGGTGTCAATGGGCCTTTATCATTAGCGCCATAGAACGCAGCAATTGTTGCTGATGTTGGAGCGGCAATTGTTTGAACGGGATTGAGCGTCTCTTGGACGTAAACCCCAGGGCGATCAAATGCCATTATTTATCTCCTTAGTTATATACATAGGTGCCATATTTTATAACGGGTTGTATCCAGAAGGGATGTCCGAGTTTGTAGTGTTAATAGAGACTGTGCTAACGACTCTAGAAGATGTAGCCTGTTCAGGCGTCATCTCGCTAATTACACGAACCGTTAGAACGTTACGCAAAAGACGTCTGTTTCCAGTTTCGCTTTCTGCGGTATCCCGTTTTACAAATCCATCAAGGAACATATGGCGTCGGGAGTTTTCTGTCCCTAGCTCATTAGGCACCACTAGGTACCCGAACTTTGATGGAAATTTTCTCATTAGTTGGAGCATTATTGCTCTGTCATGCCGTGGATGGCGGGCATGAGACGTAATTTGATAAATCAAATCGTATGCAACCGGAACGTCGTAGGTATATACAAAGTCACCTACTGGAGTCTGTGTTCCGCGGTTATCATTATCTGAAAACTTTCCTTGAGTTTGACGTTCATTTGCCGGAACAATATCGATAAGATCAATTGTAACAAATGGAAAATCCTGTGTGCGAACTTCAATATCAGGGTAGCCAAACCACACCTTTACTTGGCGGGCAGCATTTTTTTCATCAGAGACGGTCATCCCACCTAATAAAGTTTTAATAGCAAGGTCTTCAGCAACAATAAATGGATTACCCATTAGAGGCCCACCTTTTCTTCAAGGACAAACATGACAGATTTACCACCTATGATGTCAGCAATATACTTGTCTGCTCTTTCAGCAAATGGACGCAAAACTGAATTTGGGCTTCCGTTATTGCCATACTCTAAATTTTCAATTGCCTCTGCCGCCTCTTCATCTGAGCAGCTTATGTAGAGGATCCCACCGGCATAGCTAACGTCTAAAGCATTAACTAGATTGATTGGCCACCCGGCAGATAGGGCGTAGCCACGTAGGCTTTCTGTAAGTATTGGAAGCATCTCGTCGACTGCTTCTTGAGAAAGGGCTTCGGCTTCTTCACTTGTTAATAACACGTCGAAGCACTCTTCCCGCCGTATACGCACCCGCTAAGCCATACCAAAGCTTTTTACTGTCCTTTGCTGACATCATTCCTTGAGTTGCAGCTTTCACAAACTCAACGGTGTCAGGACCATCTACTTTTTTATCGTAGGGCATGGCAATCTCCAATCGGAGTAGGGCAACGTAGTACGCAGGGGTAGAGCTTTGATCCCGCACAGGATCAATTAAAGGATAAAGCAAGAAGCCCCCTTTCGGGGGCTAATCGCTTACTTCTTTTTTGGCTTACTTGCCGTAGTTTGTGTTGGACCGTCAAAGTGAACGGTCTTAGTCACAATCTTTTTAACCTTTGGGCCACCCATAACCTGAGTAGAACTTACGTTCTTAACAGGCTTGGTAGCCGCAATTTTTACAGCTTTACCAAGTGAGGCTTTC